AAGATATAGAAAGAATAGAAAGATTAATTAAAACTAGCACCGCTAGAGAGGCAGGAAGAATGGTTAATAAATCTAAAAATTCTGTATTAGGAATTTTGTATAGAGAAAAACTTAAGAAGGGATATGTGCCTCCTCTAGATTCTAAATATGCAAGGATAAGAAAATATAAAAAGGGTTTTGGGTAAGCCATGATGAATATTATTTTCGGCCCACCAGGTACAGGCAAGACAACCGAACTTTTAAATATTGTAGAGGAGGGTTTAGCTAAAGGTATTGAACCAAATGAAATTGGTTACTTTGCTTATACCCGCAAAGCAGCAACGGAAGCTATTACTCGTGCCGTGAACCGTTTTCCACAGTATGATAAAAAAGATTTTAAATACTTTAGAACATTACATAGTTTAGCGTACAGGGAATTAGGTTTGAATGATTCCTCTTTAATGGATGATAATGATTACAAAGAAGTATCTGATTTATTAAATGTAAAACTCTCTAACCCCGCAAATAAATATGATAATTATGGAACGGGTTGGCAAGATGATAAGTTTGTTAATATTATAGATCTTGCACGGATCAAAGATGTTAGTTTAGAACATCAATTCTGCCAGCCACAGACCGGACATTTGCCTGGGGGTATTTTAAAGTTACGTAAAATAGGATTGGGATTAGAGAAATATAAAAAACAAAATGGCTTCCTCGACTTCACTGATATGATCTTAGAGTTTATTAAACGTAATATATCTCCTAAGTTTCGTTTACTTATTATAGATGAGGCGCAAGATCTTAGCGCAATTCAATGGAATATGGTAGACATTTTATCTAAAAATGCTACTCATACTTATATTGCCGGCGATGATGATCAAGCTATATTCGAATGGGCGGGCGCACACCCGTGGCGCTTTAAACAACAGAAAGGAAATAGAATTATTTTAAATCAATCGCACCGTGTACCGTTAGCCGTGCAACAGCGGGCAAATTCTGTAATAGGTCGTATAGGGCACAACCACCGAGTACAAAAAGAATGGGGGGCTACAGAGAGAGAAGGACTATTAAAATTTCAAACCAATCCCTATCGTAATATAGATTTTTTAAAAGATGATTGGCTAATTTTAGCACGAACAAATTATATATTAGACAAAGTAGAAGAAGAATTAAAAACACGGGGAATATTTTATCAACGACACAATTCTAAATCTGTGAGTGATCGTTTGCTCTTAGCTATTAATAGTTGGACTAAGCTTACACGCAACCGGTCTATTACATTAGAAGGTGTAAAGGCCATGTATCATTATATGAATGTAGATACAGGGGTAAAGTATGGATTCAAAACAATGCCACGAGCCAATGAAGATAAAGAATATACTCATGAGGATTTAATAGATAATCACGGATTACTTTTACCTCAGACTATGCAATGGGATATAGCGTTAGATCGTATATCTCCAACAAGACTAGCTTATTTATTGGCTTCATTAAGACGAAATCAAAATTTAAATCATGAGGCAAAGGTAAGGCTCTCTACTATTCACGGATCAAAAGGCGGAGAGGCAAGCAATGTATTATTATTTTCTCAGTTATCCCACCGTGTTGATGAGGGGTATAGAAAAAATAGAGATGCAGAACGTCGGGTATTCTATGTGGGAATGACACGAGCAAAAAATGAATTGCATATGGTGCGTTCAGAAAACGATAAAGAGTTTTCAGAAATGTTTTGGAGGGTGTAATGAGGACAAGAGATTATTTAGATAAAGCTATCAAAGTTGTAATGGGACAAAGACAACATGATTATGGGGATAAATATGAGAACCATAAAAACATCGCAGAGTTATGGAGTGCTTATTTAGAAAAAGAAATATCACCTCATGATGCGGCAATATGTATGCTTCTTGTAAAAGTAGCACGATTAAAACACAGAAAGACGGAAGACTGTTACGTAGACATGGCGGGATACGCAGCAATCGCAGGAGAGATACAAGAAAAAAAATAGGAGACTTATGCAGATACCTTTGTTTCAAACTAAAATTGAATGGCTTCCTCCGGAAAGAATACCTGATTTAAGTGAAGCAAAAGAAATAGCCATTGATTTAGAAACAAGAGACTCAGGATTGAGTGAAGGAGTAGGGCCTGGTTGGGCCGTGAGTAATGGTTATGTTATTGGCGTAGCTATAGCTGTTGAAGGGTGGCGAGGTTATTTTCCTCTTCGCCATGAAGGCGGGGGGAATATAGATGAAAAGGTTTTTACAAGACAACTTAAAAAAATTTTAGAATTACCGTGTGATAAGATTTTTCATAATGCAATTTATGATGTAGGGTGGTTACATCAAATGGGGCTAAAGGTTCACGGCCGTATTATTGACACAATGATAGCCGGTCCTTTGGTAAATGAAAATGAACCCAAAAGATTTTCTCTTGATGAGTTAGGAAAAAAATATGTAGGAGAAAAAAAATCACAAACTGCTTTATATGAAGCAGCTAAAGAGTGGGGTGTTAATGCAAAGACTGAGATGTGGAGACTACCTCCCATGTATGTGGGACCTTACGCCGAACAGGATGCATCCCTAACATTAAAACTATGGAACGTGTTAAGACGTGAAATAGTTAAACAAGAACTTATAGATGTATTCAAATTAGAAACAGATTTATTTCCTGTTTTATTTGAAATGAAAAAGAAGGGAGTAAGAGTAGATGTTGATCACGCAGAGAGAACAAAAAAATCTTTATATACTACAGAGAAAAAGATACTTAAAAAAATCCATGAGATTACAAATATCCACGTTGATATTTGGACTCCGACATCTGTCGCCAAGGCTTTTGATGCGGCAGGGATATCTTATGAGCGCACTGAGAAGTCTAAACAGCCTCGCTTTGACAAGAACTTTTTGTCAGCTCATTCTAATCCACTTGCAAGGTTGGTTGTTGAAGCTCGTGAGATTAATAAAGCGAGAACCACGTTCATTGACAGTATCCTCAAGCACGAGAACAGAGGGCGGATTCATGCTGAAATAAATCAAATGAGAAATGAGCAGGGAGGCACGATCTCTGGTCGGTTAAGTATGCAGAATCCAAACCTGCAACAAATCCCTGCTCGTAATAAAGACATAGGTCCTTTAATTAGAAGACTATTTATTCCAGAAGAAGGACAGACCTGGGGATGTTTTGATTATTCACAACAAGAGCCACGTCTTCTAGTACATTATGCAGCCTTAACTAAGCTTGGGGGGGCGCAGCATTTAGTAGAGGGATATCAATCCGGCAACATAGACTTTCATCAAACAGTAGCAGACATGGCATACATTGATCGTAAACAAGCAAAGACAATTAACTTAGGGATGATGTATGGAATGGGCAAAGCTAAATTAGCAAATGAATTAAATCTTACAGAATTTGAAGCTGAAGATCTTTTTTCTAAATATCATACTAATGTACCTTTTGTTAGACAACTGACTAAGAATGCACAAAAACGAGCAGGAGATGTAGGTTTTATTAGAACAATCAAAGGACGCAAATGTCGTTTTGATTTATGGGAACCATTAGAATTTGGAGCAGGATTGCCTCTTCCTAAAAAACAAGCTGAACGAGAGTATGGTGGGTTTACTAGAATAAAAAGAGGGTGGACTTACAAAGCATTAAATAGATTAATACAAGGTAGCGCTGCTGATCAAACAAAACAGGCGATGGTTACTTTGTATCAAGAAGGGTTTTTACCTTTAATACAGGTTCATGATGAACTAGATCTTTCTTTTGAATCTGATGAGCAGGCAAAAAAGATTATTGAGGTAATGGAACACTGTGTAGAATTAGATATACCCAGTGTAGTTGACTTAGAGAAAGGGCCCTCATGGGGAGAAGTAAAATAATATGGTATATGCAAGAGCAAGACAAGAAAGGTATATTATGACTGAAAAAGGAAAAGAAGCTATTAAAAGATCGAGAAAAAAAGAAGCAGTAAAGTTACGTGCTAGTCCAGATGGGAGAATAACTCTTCGCTATAGAAAAATAAAATGTGAATGGGGTAAAACTGTGGCAGATTGGTGGCTTAAACAAGATGCACAGTGCCCTGTATGTGGTCCACAAGTTCTTTATCATAAAGCTCCCACACGAATAAAAGGAAGAAGCAATGAATCAGAATTAGTTATTGATCATGATCATCGATATACAAGGAAAGATTACAGAAATAATTCAGATCTTTTACCAAGAGGTATTTTGTGTCACCGACATAATTTAGCTTTGGGTATGGTTAAAGAAAATAAAGAAGAACTTAAAAGAATGATAGACTATATAAAGAAATTAACTGTTGGTAGGAAGGTTTGATGTAGGGGTAACAGGAGGAGCAACACGACGCAATGTCCAACCGTAGCGTTCGCTATAGTATGCCTGAGTTTTGTACACTTTTTCAATATCTTTTTTAGTTAAATCTGATAAGATCTTGAGTGTTTGTTCTTGTTGCATACATTGACACTATTTACATTTTTACAAATAGACAAGAAAAACTAACAATATCATTGTGAAGCGTGTCATCATTTGTAAGGCAAGACGTGTAAAGGTGTAAAGAATGATTAAAATTTGGTTACTATTAATGATAATGTCTTCTCCCGGTCAACCATCGGTTAAGTATACAGCATCAATTTATTCAACAGAGTACCAGTGTGAACAAGCACAAATTGGTTTTCAAGAAGCATACGAAGCAAAACCCCAATCCTATAAAGATACAATGAAAGTAAAAGCTATGTGTATACCTTTTGATTCTTTCCCTATTGTGGGGATGCAGTCTCCTGTGGGCGCATGAGAATTATTCTTTTAATTATCCTTTTACTGCTCATATTGTTTGTGGTAAGCTGCACCATGTATGAAGGATTATCTATGAGGCCCCACAAAACTAGTGTAACAACAACCTATGGCCAGGATGAAGTGGACAAGGCTAACGACAGTAAGGATCAAACAAAAGATTCAATGCAGATAACTGTGAAGCAGGAGTTTTTATGGAAAGAATGATAATTGGAATTATAGCCTCCGCCCTCATTGGGCTTGCGGCATGGAACTTAAACCAAACGTTTAATCTCTCCATTGAAATAGAAAATGTCAAAGGTAAGATTGATGTCCTGGAAAAAAGTATTAAACAGTTGAGCAAGAAGAAACATAAAAAAGGTTCATCAATAATGCAACAGAGTAATTAATGCCTCTTGATTTTTATGATAAAATGAAAGAGGAACAGGAGTTACTTGATATATCAATGAAAGAATCCATTAGACAAAAAGAAGAAAGAACTCCATCTGAAGAGATGCAGGATAAGTTAGAACCTATCCCCTGTCCAATGCATGAGGATTACGATTAAACTTATCCTTATTTGTGCCACGATTATAATTAGCGTCAGTATTTGGCGTTACTATTCTCCATACCAAACCTTTATACGTGACTGTATATATAATGAACACTATGAATGGGACCTTAGCAAGGAATACTGTACCTGGCATTATAAGGAATTATTAAAGGAGGATTCTTGGTTAAAAGAATTTTTAGAAAATTAATTTAATTTTGTATTTATTTGTTTTACTTGTTCTTCTATCACTGCTAGTCGTGCATCAATACGCAATAAATCTAAATCTTTAATGTTTGATTCAAGAGCCGTGACCCGTGAGGAAAGCATGCCGTTAGTGAAAGCTATGCCCCCTATAATGCAGGCTACCCATATCCAATCACGAATGCTTAACATTATACCCCCAACCCTTTGGAATAAAATATTCCTGATTGATCAGGGTTACCGTAAAGTTGTAAGTTTCCGCCCCAAAGTGGTCTGTTATACTCAAGTTGTTTCTTCCTAAAATCAAAATCAAAACCCTCATCATCCCTCAGCTTATTGTATCCTTCTCTTAAGATTTCAGCTCCTTCTGGAAGTGCTTGAAATACTCCGGCATTGGGAAGCTTGTCCCTTAAATTAAAGTAATCAAGAAGATTCATACCTGTATTTAAATTATTAAAAATCCCTTTATCTTTTCCCCCTCCTGGCGCTTCTTCAATCATTTCATTGCTTGTTAGGTAATCTATTTGATCATTAAAAGTTGATCCACCTGCGGGCATTACTCGATAACCATCAGGTAAATTTAAACCGGCTGCTGTTGCATTTACATTTATTGGAGCCATACTATCGACGCTGTTAGCAAGAACATCATCGTTTACTAAATTATAAGCTTCGGGCGTACCTAGAGCTTCTGCGTATCCTAAAGGAAATTCTGCTCCTGGCAAACCTGCAGTTTCAGGGTTAGAGTAAGGAATTTGTTTATCTTTTTTAAACAAACTTCCTAATCCAAATTTAGATGCTACTATAGGCATAAACTTTTGTACTAAATTTGAACCTGGATACATCTTTGCGAACGCTCGAGGATTTGTATTTTTTAAATTTCTTGTCGGGTCTATATAATATTGATCCATTAAGTCATTCAATAAATTATGACCTTCTCTAGTCAGCGCTGGTCTTCCCTCAGAAGTTTTATTTCCTGTGTCTAGACCTAATCTCATAACTTCACTGTCTGCTAGTTTATCTACAAATTTCTTTTGACGAGAACGCAAATCTTTCGCTGTATCTGTATCTCCACCACTAAGAGCTTTTTGAACACGACGATCAAGACTACCAATGCTTTCTTTTAGCTCATTGCTTTTATCTTGCCGTGTTTTTTTCGCTTGCGCTTGAAGGTATCTACCTTTTGAATCTGAAAACTTTGTTGCCATTATACTATCCGCCTATCGCTGTTAAAGATCTTTTCTTCCCAAACGTGGACTCTACACCTAATGCTTCATAAAATCTATCACGAATTGCTGGGGTTGACGCTACAATTGGTATTGATTTAATTATTTCCCGAAGAATTTTTTCTTTTTCCCCTTGTGTCATAAGGTCAGCGATCCCCTCTAAGTAACTCACGAGCCTGGTTACAACAGGGCCCATCAATGCTTCAACAGGACCAGATCCAAATCTCTCTGCTCTTGCGGCGTCCATTAAAAACTGAACAGGGCCTAAGAAACCTGTTCTTTCTACTGCCCTTAAAAGTTTCTCATGGAGATCTTCATCTTTATAACGTTTACTTCCTTTAGGACCGTATTGTAAAAACTCTCTGAACTCATTAGCAAGAGCTGCAGCGATAACCATAATAGCCCCAACAGAAAAATACTTTGCGGCATTAGGCACCCTGTCATAAAATCCCGTGTCTTTTACTTCATTAATCCATCGTTTTAAAACAGTGTTGGAGAAAGCCACTTGGAAACCTTTTAACTGAGAAAACAAAGCGAGCTTAGGATCAGACATCCACATGGGCCTTGTTACGGCCCGGGGGTTCATAACTACTTCATTAGTATATCGTACTCCGGCCAATCTTACTTGATCTTGATAGAAAGGGGTTGCTTTATACTCTTCCACATTTCCTTTCCTGTAAGCTTCGGAACGAACAAAAGCAACAGCGTCATTTGGATTGACACCTAATTCTCTTAGTTGTTCTGCATAAACTTTATATCTTCCTGTTTGTGGTAGTTCTTCTACGCTTGTTAAGTCTAATCTTTTCATGTTACTGGATAAGAAGCGCGCATGACTAAACACCATATTGCGCCCTGAAGCATTAGCCAACATCCTATTCCATCTAGTGAACTGAGAAAGAAAATTTAAACGAAAAAACTTTTCTGTAATTTTATTTGTTTCTTGTCCTCCACCAAAGGCAGCCGCTTGTCTTTCCAAGACAGATGCCTCCAAACCTAATCCAATATCTGCTACGGCTGTATCAAATTCATCACGAGGGAACCGAGGAAAAGTAGAACGAATAATTCCTTTCAGACCACTAAATAAGGATTTTAATATAATTGTTGGACCCGCCCCGCCACGTGAGAGTACCAAAAACGGTTCGGGTATAGATGATATAGTAGCAAAAGGAAGAGTAAGAACATATCCATAGGTAATTAAGGCCGCATTTAATTTACGAAAAAAATTATTTTCAATGGGCTTGTATTGTTTCTGTAAAGCCTTAGCTATATTATATATCCTTTGTTTTTCGTTTTCAGTCATTGGACGTCCTTTAGCCTGAGCTTCTGCTTCAATTTCATTTATACGCGATTTTAAAATTTCATTTTCTTTCCCAAATCTTTTTCCGTATTCAACACGGCGTATAACACTATCACGGTAACGGTTAAACACATCCATGACATTGGTATTAATAAACGGGCCAAGCTGTTCTGGATTTAAATTTTTTAATTTTCTTTCACGTTCAATGTTTCCCGCTTTTTTAGTAGGATCCATCTGCCCTTCTGTATCTGTTAAATTCATGAAGCCCTTGTTTTCAATAACATCATTTACTGTTGCAGCGGGATCTTTAAAACCATTTCTTGCCAACATGTTTTCAAACTCTGTTCTAAACTTGCTATCGCTTTGTAATTTTTTATATTTAA